TTGTAAATGAGCAGTTCATTAGTTCCAGTGGTTTGATCGAAGGTAACATCATCCAGATCCTTTATGAACCCAGCACCACCACCGCCGATAGTAGCAATTTGTTGCTGAATTCTATTGATAAACAGTTTGTAATGCTGTTGCAGTTGATCAATAGTTACAAAGTTTTGATCAAGAGGAGTTAATGGATCTGCAGAATTATTTGTCGATGCATCTCCTGGAAGAGTTGGATTGTCCTCTTTTAATATTGCTTTTTCATTAAACTCTGAAAGAATTTTTTCAATATATACTACCTTTTCGGTTAAATCTTTGTTTTTTTCCTCAATAGATTCAATCCGAAGTCTTTCTATAACATCTTTTATCTCTTCTTTAATACTATCAATACTTTCGTTTTGTTTTTTAATATGCTTTTCATTAACAACCAAATTAAGTTCTAGATTCTTAATCTGATTTGACATACTCTCTTCAAATTCACCTACTTCATTTTTGAGAATATCATAGTATTTTGTTGTACTAATGTCTAGCACATTTTGCAGTTCTCTTACATCTTCTGCGATAGTTTCCTCAAAGAAAGAAAATTTCTTAGAGAACTTATCAAGTTCTCCAGAGTATTCTTCTAATTTTTTGTTTTCATGGATCTCCCTATTTTTAAAGTCTTTGTAAAGGGAATTATATACATTAGATATTTCTCCTATTTTTTGTTTAGAGTCATCAATTGTTAATTGTAATTCTTCAACCTTTGACTCAACTAAAGAATCAATATCAGAAGTTTTTTCTGTAACGTCATTAGAAAGAACTTCAATTTGCTCTTTTAGAGACTGAACTTGATCTAATACATTTTTTTCGAGTTCTTTTACTTCCTCTTCTGACTTTATCTTAGTCTCAATAAGCAGATTACTATACTTAGGAATTTCATTCTCAGTAAATTCATTAACCATTTCGGTTAATTTCTCAATGACTTCATCATATGCAGAGACTCTTTGTTCAGTCTTTAATTCAGTTTCTGCGAAAAGTTTTTTATATTTTGGAAACTCTTCATTAACAAGATTACTTACAGTCTCATTAATATCTTTTTTTGTTTTTCTTAAATCTTTTTTTAGATTCGATACAATATTTTCATTAACTGTCTCAACACCTGCTAAGGCAGTGCTTACTTCTTTATTAACGTCTTCTCTAATACCGTCAAGATCTTCTTCTACTACACCCTTAAAACTTGCAAGTCTAGTATCAAATTTAATCTCTGATTCTGATACTAACTTTTTGTAGTTTGGAATATCAACATCTACAAAATTCTCTACAGTTTCAGACAGGTTTGTAAAGTCTTCTTTTATCTTGTCAATGGTATCCCCATTGACACTCTTTATTCGTCCTTCAATCTTTTTGATTGACTCCTCAACAAAGAGAAGATGGGCAACCATTGCCTCATCCAAATCCTCTTTGCTAATCAGTCCTCTGATATCTTCTTTTACTTCTGAGATTTCTTTAGAAATACTATCAACTCTATCAACATTCTCCTTAAAGTTCTCAACTGTATCTGAGAAGTCTGATATAGACTGAATGTGATTTAAGTTTGTCTTGAAAGCACTAAAAGCCTCTGATACCGTCTCAATTTTTTCCGCAGAAACAGTATCTTTGATTTTATCAAAGTCGTTTTTATTATTACCAAAAAAATCTGAAGGCTTCTTTAATGCCACGTTAAATACAACTCCGTCTCTATTATTTATTGTCCTCTTTTACGCCCTGTTTCAGCATCTTGGCAAGTTCTGCTGTAGAACCAACAAATAATGCGTTGTTAACAGTAGAGGGTCCGCGAGATTGTTTTTCTTCTTCGACATCCTTCAGTTTTTTCTGAAGATCCATCAATTTATCTGTGGCATCAGCAACATTTTTAATCAATTGACCTGCGACTTCGTATGCTCTAGGCATCTCACTTTCTTGTGCAAGTTCTAAAATTCCGTTAATTGCTTCTTGCCCTTTCTCGATTATACTATAAAGATTACCTCTTGTGTAGTCATAATCTTTCTTGACATCATCTGCTGCTTCTTTTACTTTTTCTATTTTTTGATTAACAACTTCAGGTTGCACAATGTCTCCCTTGACATTGAACTCATCATTTAAACTGTCAAATTTATTTGTCATGTTATTGTTCCACTAAATCCAAAGTCATCACCTTCCTCAATCAATGCATTATCTGCAGCATTGATGATATGCACCTCTGCACCTCTAAGGTGTTCTGTTGCAGTTGTCTTATCTTGTCCTCTCAGAACAGTCAGTTTGTTATCGGAGATAGACTTAATGAATATACTTTCATCATCGATTACTATGTAAGACTTTGCAGTCAAACCACTTGCATTCTCTACCTCAATTATCTTACCAGTCTTAGAGGTATCAACAGAAACAGTGGTAGATGCATCTCCAGTATAATTTTTGATTGCTCTTGGAACAGTAGAATATGTAACCTCTCTCGTAGTGTTTGTGATGTCTGTTCCAGTAAGATAACTGACAGTTGCTCTCTTGATGATATCCTTGGTTGCAGATGTTGCAGGACCAAACAGATATGTTTTTGCTGTAAATCTCAAAGTATAGAGAAGAACTCTTCTAGTTGTAAAGTCTCCGTCATAATCATCTTGCATAGTAATATTCTCAAGTATCACTGGAATATCACGTTTTTCTTGTATCGATTCAACTAATTCTACAGATAGATTATATGATGGTTGGAAATACGGTAAAATTTGTTCTACAATTTGTAATGCATCATCATTTAACTTTGTCATGATGCTCAGTTCAAATTGCATATTATATGGAACTGGCATGTATACCTTTTTAGATAAAGATCCATCGTCTGGATCTTTTACGGTATACTGCTGTGTTGTTGATACCTTTCTCTGGGGATCATAAGTCATTCCAGTGAACTCAAATGACATTCTTGGTAATGTCATTGCAACTCCTTTATTCAAGTCTGCTTGCTGCTCAAGTCTTGCAAGAAACTTTTGAGTTGGTCCATAAGACAGGGGAACTCTGATAGTGTTTACCACATTATCAGAAGCATTAGTCTGTTTGATGGTTAAGGAATTAAAAAGAGTACCGAAAGATACAATGGTCCTCCTCAAAATTTCGTTATAAAAATATTCAAACATTGTCCGTTCTTATGGAATTGCCATGTATGATGAGTACTATTATTTATGGCATTCCAAATGGGTTCTGTTCACTGAAATCTATGATCGTATCTGCTTCTGTTTCTATATTAATGTTATCTGCAAATCCATCATCTGGTGGGTCAATACTAATTGATTTAAGATCGTAAGAAGCACCAGAAGTTGCCCCAGTAATTGTTTCTCCAGAAGTAAATTCTCCAGTCACGGACGCAATGTGGAGTACACTATCATCAGCATTCCAAATTCTAACTCTTCCAGTAGATCCGCTTACAGATCCTGTAACAATTTCATTCAATTGGAATGTTCCTGATCCAGTTGACTCTGATGCAGAAACGGTTACCTCTGGTTCTATTACATATCCATAACCAGTATCTAAAACATTTAAATGCGACACTGTTCCTGCAGTGCTTACAGTTGCTATTCCTGTTGCAGTGGCAATACCAGCAACTTCTTCAATATAATTCTTCTCCGATACTTCATTGGAAATGGTTATAGTAGGCGGTGTCAAATATCCGCCACCACCAAAAGTAACAGCAATTCCAGTTACAATTCCACAATTCTCAATACCAAATTCAAACACTGACGTTGCAATGCCAACATTTGTGGCAGATGCTGACATCGTTAAAGATCCAGATCCAATAGATTGAACAAAAATATCAGCAGGTATAAAGTTGTATGGTTTATTGTATCCAACACTTAATCTTACTCTATCACCAACAACAATATTAGTTGTTGTAATTCCAGTGATAACGCTAGATCCTATACCAACTGTACCTTCAGTCTTAATTGATGTAGATCTAATGGTCGCAATACCAAGTGCTCTAAATTGCTCATCTCCTCCCGAAGATCCAGAAATAGTAACTATTGGGGCAGTCAAATATCCAAATCCACTATTACCTATACTAATAGTATTAACCGTTCCAGCAGCTGAAACAGTAACTGTAGCAGTTGCTCTAACTGGTGATGGACTTCCACTAAAGGATATCGTAGGTGCTGCAGTGTACCCAATTCCAATAGTCGCTCCAGTACCAACACACCATGGATCTGTTGTGCTATTAAATCCAACTGCGGTAACAATACCCGTTATTGGATGAATTGTTGCAATACCAACAGCAACTTGAGTTGGAGCATCTTGACCAGATGAGGTTGATATAGCAACTGTTGGAGCAGTTGTATATGCTCTACCAGTAGTGCTGAATGCAATAGAACTTGGATTTACAGAAGAACCAGCAATTCCTATGGTTGCAGATGCAAAACTAAATCCAGGATGAGAAATGGTTACTGTTGGAGCACTAGTATAGAATTTACCTCCCGTGGTAATTGCGAGAGTTTCTACTGTTCCTCCAGTTTGTGCCAACTCATCCAAAGTTGCAGTTGCTTGTGCAGCATTTCCTGTACCTGTAGGTAATGCAAACGTAACTGTAGGTGCTGTTTTATAGAATACACCACCAGTTGTCCCTCCTGGGAACAAGAATGCAGATGCACCGATACTTATTGGTGCAGATGTAACACTAACACCGCCACCGACAATAGGACTATCTAGAACAGCAGTAGCAGCAGCACCTACATGTTTTGGTGTAGAGAATGTTACCGTCGGTGAGGTTGTATATCCAGATCCTCCAGAAGATATTGTAACTATTCCAACACCACCGGTTGTTGAAATACCAACTGTTGCAGCAGCACCAGCTCCACTATTAGAGACAAATCTAACTCCAGGTACATTAGTATATCCACTACCTGAATTCAAAATCTGAACCTGTTGAACAGATTGTGCCTTTGGATTTGCACTTTGATTGCAGACGTTAATTCCTCCAATCATTAATGCAGTAGCGATACCAGTAACTCCTCCAGATGGAGCAGAGGATATTGCTACTCTTGGTGGTGCTAAGTATCCACCACCTCTATTTGTCAATCTGATGAATCTAATTGCTCCATTTACAATACCAGCAGCTGCCGTTGCAGTTGCTGCTGCTCCAACCAGAGTAAGTCTTTGAGTATTTCCAATGATTGTGGATATACCATCTTCGGTTAATCCATCAGACTCTCCACCAGTTAAAACATCATCAA